AGACCCTATAGACCCACCCCTTGCTTCAGCGTTTGCGCCTTGATATTCTGCTTTGAACGCCGCAGAAGAAGCATCGTGACGAATTTTAATGTGGTCCGCTTTGTTATCTGTGAAGTAAACTTTCAAATCACGAGTTTGTGGAGAAGCTATTCTATACACTTTCCAATCACTATGTCCACCATAATGGTATTTTTTGATAGTTTCTAATTCATCTGTTCTATTAAAATTAACTTTTTGCAATATAACATTTTTTGTTTGTTTTTTCAGAGACAAAGGTAAAAGCTGACCAGTTTCGATCAAATCGCTCACCATAATATTCAATTCAATGAAACTGAAGCCTCTACGATTGCTTCCTTTATTATTGTTAACAGATTCTTCAATAGTTTTTCTAGCTTTATCCGAAGCAAAGTAAATATCCGCAGGAGACCATTTGTTAATATCGCCAAAAATAACACCCTTTTTGGAACCTGCAACCTTGTTCATCTCTTTGCTGGTTTCATTTGCAAATTTAAACAATTCTTCAATATTTTTCATAATTGGTTTATCACCACGTACAAACCAAACTTCCGAAGATTTTGGTCTTTTGATGCCATTAAAGTTTCTTACAATTGAATCAATATCTTCAATTAACTTTTTTGCAATTAATATAGAAGAAATATACCAATCTGGATTTTCATTCAAAAATTTTTCCATCATGTCTAGTGTTACTGATGGTGTTTCAATATGTTTTTTGAAAATTGATTCTACACCATTGCCTTTAAATTTTCCATTCCAAGCTAATCTAAACATATTATAATTTGTAAACTCTTTAGTATCGAAAATATCATCCAATTTAGCATGGTTGGAAACAGCATAATCCGCAAAAGCACAAAAAAGTGCCTGTGCAGATTCAGCTAGGGTTGTATTATCAGCCATATTCTCGCCTCAAATGGAAATATTTATCACACCTTAAAGCCGTCAAAACCTTTCTTCTTTGGTGCTTCTCTGTTACCAAATGTATTGATAGGCTTATCTTGTCTAGCATCAACTAGATCATCTTGGCCAGATTGTTCTACATCATATAGTTTCATCTTGGAACGGTCAACACCAATAGTAAATCGTTTGTAATAAGAGGGATCGTTGTAACGATTCTTCAACTGCTTTACCATAATCTGACCAAGTTCTTCCAATTCTTCACTGGTAATTAATGCAAACATCAAGTCTGCGGTTGCAGGCAAACCAAAAGATTCACTTGTATCTTCTAGACCAGGATCAGAAGAAGAGAAACCACTCCGAGTTGTCTGTGTTGCTGATACAATAGGTAAGTCATACTCAACGGCAAGACCTCGCAATTCTTCAGCAATAGATTTAACATACGTATATGAATTTATGTTACCTCCAGCCTTGATGCGGCTACTACAACAGATATTGAGATAGTCAATGAAGATAATATCAGGAACAAAAGATTTCTTAAGATTTAGTTCATTCAATAATGCTCTGAAGTGAGTTGCTGAGGCTGATGCTGTTGGATACTCTTTGATAATCAATTTACCTGTAGTCTTTGATTTGACTTTTGCAACCTTCTTGTCGTACATATCCTTGGATAGGCTTGTTAGATCATCCAATGAAACATTAAGGAGGTTTGCATCAATACGCTCGGCAATCTTTTCTTCAGCCATCTCCATAGTGATATACAGAACATTGCGACCTTGAGACATAGCACCGGCAGCAACATGACACATGAAAAGAGACTTGCCGACACCTGTACCAGCAAGAGCAATATTAAGAGTTTTAGCTGGAAGACCACCTTTAGTGATCTTATTAAAAAATTCCAAATCAAATGGGATTCTTTCTTCTTTTCTGTGGTAGAATTCATATCGTTCATCACTGTTCTCCAAATAATCATGTCCAACGGATGTGTCAAAACTTATCGCCAAGGCGTCTGATAGTATCTTCGGAATCTGACCTTTATCATGGGTTTTGTCTTTTCCGTCAAGAATTGATATTGACCCCAAGACTGCGTTGTATATTGCTTTCTCTTGGCAGAACTTTTCTGTCTTGTCGATAAGCCATTGCTCTTGAGATGTTTCTTTGCTAGACTCAACAATTTCTTTGAGATAAGTTTCGGACTTTTCCAATTCCTCATCCGTAATATCACGCCTTTCTTTGATGGCCAAACCAAGTGCTTCAATCGGTGCCGGTAAATTGTAGGTAGTTGTGAACTGTGTAATTTCATCAAAAATCATCCTCTCTGTTCTGTCTGTAAAGTATTCGCTCTTTAAAAAAGGAAGGACTTTTCGGAGATAGCTCTCCGAGTAAATTAGGGTTTTCAGTATCGTCTGTTCCAGTTTCATCTATAATATCCTCATCAATATTGGCAGTCATTAATTCTACCAACAAATCGCCTGCAAATTGTTTAAAGTCTGAATCATTCTCCAGCTTTTTGGGCTTCATCACAGGTGATTCTAACACATAATATGCAAAAAGTAAACGCACCGTGTCCATTTCTTCCTTAAAAGATACCTTGCCATACTTAAACAGGGTATCTTTATAAGTTCCGGTCAGGAGCTTGATGTGTGCTATATCTTTGTCTTCTTTAGGATAGATAAAGCAATAATCTACACCTTCAATCATTTTTCTTCCTGCATGATGGCACCATGAGCAATGCCATATTTGTTGGTCACATATTCATGGAAAGTTTTATCATTCAAAATAGATTCCCAAAACTCAGAAGTGTCGGTATCTTTTTCACGGTATTTCTTTTCTCCAACTTCACCTGTTTCCGAATTTACCTTACTGTACCAACCGTTGCTAGGTTTAACCACATGTTTGGATTCAAGAGCAATGTCAAGCAGACCAGACCATTTACTAATACCACCATCAAAAGATACAGAAATAGGAATTTTAGATTTTTCACGAACATAACGAGACTTTTCCACATTGATAATAAAATTGTAACCGACAATCTCGGTGCCTTCTTTTTCTTGCTGGCGACCAAGGATAAAAATGTTATCGGCTGAATAATAAGAACCTGTACCACCACCGACAATATCTTTGGGAAACATACCAATTTCTTTGTAAGTGTGATTCACCACAATCATTGGAATATCTTTAAGTGACAAGTGAGGAGTAACCATACGGAACAAACTCTTAACCGCCTTCGCACGAGACATGTCGGCAACAGTTTTACCTTCTAGTGCATCATTAACTTCTTTGATTGATGCAAGGTTGCCAATAGAGTCTACAATGATAATCAGTTTATCATTACGATCTAATTCCTTTATTTGCTGCATAATGTCAATCTTCAATTGTTCAATATCCGTAAGTGGAGTATGAAGAACACGATTGGTGTCGATACCAAAAGAATCAAAATAAGATTGAGGAGTACCAAACTCAGAGTCGTAGAAAAGTAGAGCGGCGTCTTCATATTTGTCCAAATACGATTTGGCCATCAGAAGTGAGAAAGCAGTTTTAAAGTGTTTTGATGGACCAGCCCACATTGTAAGTCCAGGTGTTAGGCCTCCATTTAGACTTCCAGATAAAGCAATATTAATTGCTGGAACTGCGGTTGCAATCATGTCTTTCTGATTAAAGAATTTTGATTTCGATAGAATAGCTGAATCCTTGATGCTACTATTCTTTTTGATTTTGTCTAATAAACTCATATTTAATCCTTAATTAAAAAAATCTTCAAGTGTACTTTGTTGTTCGGTCGACCATTTCATGCATTTCAAGATAACTTTAATTGGATCGAGAAATGTTTTGTCGAATTGTGTATCATAGTCTATATAACGCTCAATGTCAAATTCTTTAGGCAATCTTGCCGGATAAGAGATTACGGTATCTTTAAATGGGTTTGGCATTAATAGATACGAGAACTTGATTTTTTCACCTTCTTGAATCTTAGGATACTTCTTGGTGAGATTGAACTTCTCTAGATTGTGGTTGTATATGATTGCACCCTTCACATGAATCGGTGTACCTGATTTATATAGTGTAGCTGCATCTGAATACTTACTCAAGCCATTGATTCCACGAGGAAAAGAGATTTCTTCTGGTGGCAAACCACGGAAAAATTTACGAAAATCTGCAATGAACTTGTGCATATCTTGTTCAGTACCAGAAATCATAATGCGAATCGACTCTTTCATCTTCACTCGAACACCAGCAGGTGTGGAAGATTTAATCATTTCAAGGCCCATAACTTTCAGATCAGGTTCATTGTAACGAACACCTTCATTGTCATAAACGTTCATAATATAACGTTTCTTGGCAGTCCAAATACCTTTGTCAGCCAACGCTTCACGTTTCATTTGCATCTTCTGTGCGTATGCATGGACATATTCAGCCAACTCTTTGTAAGATTTGTCAATGAATGGTTCAATTCTGTCTTTGCAAACACGATCCATGAAGTCAATCACTTTAACTTTTGGTAGTGAAACAGTACCATCGACACCATACACACTATTCACCAAAGGACCAAGTTTCAAGTAAATTGAATCTGTATCGGAAGCAATAACATAATCAACACCTTCAGACTTCAGCAGTTTGTTCATGTACTCATTCAATTTATTTTCAATCCAACGAATGCTCAATTGGCCAGCAGTGGTGACACCCAAGGCCATACGCAAATCATAAAACCTGAAATATTGAGAACCCAAAGCACCGTAAGCGGAATTTAGTGAAACCTTCTTTGCGAGTTGTAGGTTATTGAAACGTGCAATACGTTTTTCAATTTCATATTTCTTAGAATTGTCTTTTTCATTCTCATATTCTTGTTTAGACTTCAACATCAGATTTTTGAATTTCTTACGATCTTCATACATCTCAGCCATCATCTTTGGTAAGAAGCCTTGTTTGTCTGTACGAAAGTATTGACCGTTTGGTGTGATGGTTACACCACTCAAATTTGATAGGTTAATCGACTTAGACAAGAATTTATCAACGGTTATATTTTGTGCCAAAACATTACGCATTTCTTCTGTGTAATCTTCAGGTTCAATCAAAGTCTCAGGTGAAATGTTGTATTGCATCATCAAATGTGGATAAAGTGAATTTAGGTCAAAACTAGCGACAAAATCGTGAGCACCAACTTGGACTTCTTTCACATAAGCGCCTTCAAATGCACCATCTTTTTCTTGTACATCACGAGGTGGAACAACGATGCCGTCTTGCATCAGACGATTATATGTAAGAGCATCCCACATACGGGTCTGTGCAAACACATCTTCATAGTTACACTTGGTATCATATGCAAGAGTAAGTGCCAATTCAAGCAACTTTAACTTGTCATCCAAACGTATAATAAGTTCAACGTCTTTGATATTATACTCAATAAACTTTTGAAAATTCAAACGATACAGAGAATGCAAGTTATCATATTCATCATACGACAATTTGCTTTCACCAATTTCAGCCGATGCAATGGCATCTAGTCGATATGATTCTTGTGACTTACCATCAGGAGCATACCATTTGTATAGTTCGATATAATCAAGTGATGCAACACCCATGATATCATAGGCAATCATCTGACGGCCATTGATTATAGTCTTGCGTTCACCGATATATTTCCATGGTGACAAGAGTTTAGCTTCATCAACACCAACAATCTTGCGAAAACGATTAATCAAATATGGAATATCAAAGAACTTGGTATTCCAGCCAGTCAATACATCTGGTGTGTTATTCTGCCAATGTTGTAGAAACTTCTTACAAAGTGTCCATTCATCTTTGCACTTGATGTAATGTTCATCACCTTGGACAACATAATCACCACAGCCAAAGACCAAGGTCATGCCATTGATATACTTCAGACAGATAGCAGTAATTGGTTCATTTGCGAGATATGGATCAGGGAAACCATTCTCAGAACCAACTTCAATATCAATCACACCAATGGTTACATGTTCAATATCCCA